GAGGGGATACATCCTATCTTTTCCCGCTATTTTGTGCGCCGGATCCGCTACGGGAACGGCGACCCTCGGCTCGCTGAGCTGATCGCCAAAGGCTATGCAACCGAGCCGTGCATCTACAATCCGGGGACGACGGTCGTCCTGTTCTATTCGAGGGACGCCATCCTGGATGTCGGCGACCCGGCGCTGGTGGAGCAGGCCGACGAGTTGACGGTGGCGGAAAAGCTGGCGGTGCAGGCGATGGTGCAGCGTCACTATGCGGATAACGCGGTGAGTTACACGGTGAACCTTGCGGAGGGAGTGGATGTCGGCGAGCTGCGGGCCGCCTTGCGGGCCTTCTTGCCTTCGTTGAAGGGTACTACGGTGTTCCCCGCGAATTCCCGGCCGCAGTCACCTTACACGTCGATTTCTCGGGAGGAGTTCGAGGCGGCCGCTACCCGTGAGGTCGGGCAGGCGGTGGATGATTGCGCAGCGGGTGCGTGCCCGGTGCGCTAATAGCGAGGGGTTACATGCGCACGGCTGGTCCGCAGGTTGTCGAGTTTATCGAGACGTTCCTAACGCTTGGCGGCTCATATGCGGGCCAGCCTTTCCGGATGCTCCCGTGGATGCGGGAGGTGTTAGACGATATCTACCTCCTAGATGATAACGGCCGGCGGGTCCGGCGTACTTATCTGCTCGGTGTCCCTCGAAAGAACGCTAAAAGCACGCTGGCGTCGGCGCTGGCGGTCTACCATCTTATCGTTGATCGTAGCGATAAGAGCCCACAGGTGATTAGTGCTGCCGGGGATAAGAAGCAGGCCCGGCTGGTGTTCGATGAGGCTAAGCGGATGATTTCATCGAGCGCTGAGCTGTCTGGTGTCTGCCAGGTGTACCGTGACGAGATACGCTGCACGTTGACCGACGGCATCTATCGGGTGGTGTCCGCTGACGCCGGCCTCGCCCATGGGTTGAATCCGAGCGTGGTCATCGTCGATGAGTATCACGTACACAAGAACACCGACCTTTTCGTGGCGTTGACGACCGGCAGCGCTACCCGCAGCCAGCCGCTGACGCTGGTCATTTCCACGGCTGGGCACGGCAAAGACTCGCCTCTCGGGCAGTTGTACGAGTACGGCCGCCGGGTGGAGTCCGGCGAGGTGGACGACCCGAGTTTTGGGTTTCGCTGGTATGGTCCTCAGGAGAACGAAGAGTTTGACCCTGCCGACCCGGCGATATGGGAGCGGTTCAACCCTTCTTGGGAGATAATGAACAAAGAGGAGTTCGCTAGCGCCTTCAAACATACGCCCGAATCCGAGTTCATCCGTTACCGCTTGAACGGGTGGACTTCCACAGTGTCGGCGTGGTTCCCGGCGGGGGTGTTCGAGTCTAGGGCTGACAGTTCTAAGGAGCTGGCCCCGGGTGACGCTGTGGTGCTCGGGTTCGATGGTGCATGGAGGGGTGACAGTACGGCGCTGGTGGCGACCAGGCTCGCCGATTTCCACCAGGTGGTGCTAGGGGTCTGGGAGGCCCCTATCGACGACCTGCATTGGCGGACGCCGGTCGATGATGTAAAACAGGCTATCCGGCGGGCGTTTGCCACGTACCGGGTGCGGGAGCTGGCCGCCGACCCGTACAGGTTCGAGCAGTCACTAACCGACCTCCGGGATGAGGGCTACCCGGTGGTCGAGTTCCCGACTAACAGCCTGGCCCGGATGGTGCCGGCGACCCAGGCCTACTATGACGCCGTTTTGGATGGCCGCCTAACCCATGATGGCAACAAGGCGCTAGAACGGCACGTAAGAAACGTGGCCCTAAAGTCTGACAGTAGGGGCGTCAGGATCACTAAGGAGTTTGCATCTTCCCGGCGCCATATCGACCTGGCGGTGGCTGCTGTTATCAGTTACTACAGGGCGGCCACATGGCGGGAGGCCCAGGCGAAGCGTGAAGCTAGGTTGCTGGTCGTGTAGGGGGCCGTCGTGCGTGGTGTGATTACTGGGGCGCTGTACGTCGCCGGTGTCGTGTGTGTGGTGGTAGGGCTGGCGATGGTGTATGTGCCTTTGGCGTGGCTGGCCGCCGGCGCCTTCATGGTGCGGCTGGGCTGGGCTTTAGAGTCTGGGGGTAGCGCATGAGCGTACTTGGGCGTGCCCTGTTGGGCGGCGGTGGTGGAGGCCGGCTGGAGCGCAGAGGGACGACGTTTGCGGATCTGTGGGGCCGTGGACTTGACGCCTACGGTGTCCGGGTGGCGTCCGGCCAGCGGGTGAACTCCGAAACGGCGATGCAGATCACGGCGGTGTTTGCTTGCGTGCGTATCCTGAGCGATAACGTGAGCACTCTACCGCTTGACGTGTTCATCCGGTGGGATGGGGTGCGTAAGCCGTTCAGGCCGCCGCCTGAGTGGCTGGCATTCAAAAACGGGCACTTGCGGAAAATTGACCTTTTGTCGCAAATGGTGGTGAGTATCCTCCTGGACGGTAACGCTTACGTGGCCGTTTATCGTGACGCTGATTTGCGGATCGTCGCCATGGAGGTGCTGGACCCGGCGAGGGTGCAGGTGCGCCGGGATGGTGCGGATATCACTTACTGGGTGAACGGTGCGAGGTTCTCCAGGCTGGATATCTTGCACGTTCCGGGAATGATGATGCCCGGGGCCCTGGTGGGTATGTCGCCGGTTGCTTATGCGCGGGAGACGTTGGGGTTGAGCTTGGCGGCTACTGAATACGGGGCGGCGTTCTTCGGTAACGGGGCCCTGCCCGGCATGGTGGTGGAGGTCCCCGGCGAGCTGTCCGACGTTGGTATTCAACAGTTGAAACTAGCTTGGCGGGAGGTCCACCAGGGGGCGGGTAACGCTCACAAACTGGCGGTGCTGACTGAGGGCGCCAAGTTCACGAAAGTGTCGGTGAACCCTGAGGACGCCCAGTTTCTGCAGACACGGCAGTTTCAGGTGCCCGACGTGGCTCGCATCTACGGGGTGCCACCTCACTTGATCGGTGATGCCAGCGGGTCCACGTCGTGGGGGTCCGGTCTGGCTGAGCAAAACACGGCGTTTGTGCAACACACGTTGCGGCCGCTGGTCGAGCGGATCGAATCAGGCTTCAACTTCCTATTGCGGTCGGAAGGGTTGCCTGATGGTGCTTTCGTAAAACTGTCACTCGACGGGCTGCTCCGTGGCTCGAATAGTGAACGGCTGGACTCCTATACACGGGGGATCGCTGCAGGGTTCTACACGGTGGACGAGGTGCGGGCCTGGGAGGACCTGCCACCGCTTCCGAAGGCTTCCGATGGGGGAGGTTCCTAATATGTCACAGTTTGAGCGTCGCACGTTCGCCGGCACGGTGGAGGTGCGGTCGGAGTCTGACGGCCGTCGGGTGGCGGTCGGGTACGCTGCCAGGTTCAACACGTTCAGCCAAAATCTTGGTGGGTTCGTGGAGGTGGTGGACCCGGCGGCTTTCCGGCAGACCTTGCGGGAGGCGGACGTTAGGGCCCTGTTCAATCACGACCCTAACTATGTGCTCGGCCGCCGGTCGGCTGGCACGCTCCGGCTCGAGGAGGACGCTTACGGCCTGCGCTATGAGGTGGATTTGCCGGACACTCAGGCCGGCCGGGATTTGGCGGTCCTGCTGGAGCGTGGCGACGTTAGCGGCTCATCGTTCGGGTTCCGTGTGATCGCCGATGACTGGGGCGAGACACCGGAAGGCTTCCCGTTGCGTACGCTAAAGCAGGTGGCTTTGCGTGACGTGGGCCCGGTCACCTTCCCCGCTTACACTGCGGCCGACGTTGCTTTGCAACGGCTGGCCACTGCTCGCAGCCTTGACCTGGCGGTCGTCGTTGACGCTGCCAGGCGTAATGAGCTGCGGGCCGTCCTGTTCCCTGAGCCTGGCGATAGCACGGGGGCGGCCGGCGACACCGACGCTCGCGTGCTCCGGCGCCGGCTGAGGGCGTGAGCCAGGCGACACCTACTCACAACATCCCCATCTTTTCGGTTCTTTCGATCCCTGGAGGATATCTACTATGACCCCTGACCATGTGAAGCGGGCCTATGCGGCCCGGATGCGTGCAGTGGAGGAGCTGCGCGCGCTTGATGCGGCCGCTGAGGGCCGGGAGTTCACGGCTGAGGAGGCGGCTAAGGAGGCCGCCATCAACGATGAAATCAGGCGGCTTGACGCTGTGATTTCGGACGGACTGGACAGCCTGGCGAAGGCTGAGCAGTTGGCGGCTGCGGTCGCCAAGTTTGGCGCCGGCGATGTTCGCCCTGAGCGGCGCAGCGCTGAGCGTGAGGAGCTGCGTAGTTTCGTGCAGGGCAAGCAGTCGAGCGTAGTGTTCATGCCGGCCACCTATGAGGAACGGGCCGCCATGAATAAAGGCACTCCCGCTGAGGGTGGCTACCTGGTGCCGGTCACCATGTACGATCAGATCGTGAAGGCACTTCGCGACCTGTCCGTCGTGCTGGAGGCTGGGGCTAACGTCCTGTCTAC